AAGTTGATTATGAAACAGAAGAAGAATTAGATTCTGAAATTAACAATCTAAATAAAAAAAGTATATTATCAAAACTTGTAAAATTTGCAACAAGTGTCAGTTCAAGACCAAATGCTAAATCTTCACAAGATAAAACAATAGATAGTTTTAAATTTATTACAAGATATTCTTATGCTGGTCGTTCAAGTGCAACTTCTGATAGAGAATTTTGTGTTAAGATGATGTCCGCAAGTGAAAACGGTAGAGTTTACAGAAAAGAAGATTTAGAAAATGTAAATTCTAAATTAGTTAATGATGGATTTGAACACAATAATACTCCTTATAATATCTTCTTATATAAAGGCGGGCCACGATGCCACCATAAATTTTTAAGAAAAACTTTTGTAAATATGGAAGGCGTTAAAATTGATGTTAATAATCCTAATGCAAAAACAATATCTGTTGCAACTGCTGAAAAATATGGTTATAGAATTAGAAACTCAAAAGAAGTAGCAATGATGCCAAATGATATGCCTTTAAAAGGTTTTCATCCAAATAATAAAAATTTACCTAAAGACGTTTAAAAATGGCAAAAGCACTTTTCATAACAACAAATGATTTAATTAAATATACCAATTTAAATGGTAATATTGATGCTGATTCATATACTCAATTTATTTTTCAAGCACAACAACTACATATTCAAAATTATTTAGGAACAAAATTATATAATAAAATTAACGATGGTATTGTTGCAGGTAATTTAATAAGCCCATATACAACGCTTTTAAGCGATTATATTAAAATGATGGTAGTATGGTGGACAATGGTGGAGTTCTTGCCTTATTCATCTATTAAAATAACTGAAAAAGGAGTATACAAGCATAATTCAGAAAACAGTACAACAGTTGAAAAGTCTGAAATAGATTTTTTAATTGAAAAGTCAAGAGATACTGCACAATCTTATACAAATAGATTTATTGATTATATGAGTTTTAACCAAACTTTATTCCCTGAATACTATCTAAATTCAAACGCAGATGTTTATCCAGATAAAGACGCAAATTTTACAGGATGGGTACTATAAAAGAAACATACAAGCCAAAAGAAACTAACGTAAAAAAGTTAGAGGTATTTTTAAACAAACTAAATAAAGACAAATAATGGCTTTAGACTTTACACATATAAAAGGAGATACATTTGAATTAGTAAACTTTCAAATGCTTGTTAATTCAGTTGCTTTAAACCTAACAGGTTGCACATTAAGAATGCAATTAAGAAAAGAATATGGAGGAGTAATATTTTTATCTTTAACTTCAGTTGCAAGTGCGGGAATAACAATTACAACTCCTGCTTCTGGTTTATTTAGAATTAATAAACAAATAATTAATATAGATGCTGCAAATTATATTTATGACATTGAATTAATAAAAGCAGATGGTTCAGTAAAAACATATATAAGCGGAAACTTTTCAATAACTAATGATGTAACTCGATAATGGCAAACGATATAATAGATATTAATGTTTATGAAAGTACTGAAACAGTTGCTATAACTGTAAATCCTAATTTAACTACTGTAAATATAAACAAAGTTGCGGGTGGCGGTAGTGGTGTTACAAATTTAAGCACAACACAAACTGCAAGTAATTTTACAATTAATTCAGATACTGGGGAAGATGCAATCGTACCTTTAGGGAATGGTACTTTAGCAGGTGCTACTATAAACGACTATACAACTGCTGAAAAGAATAAACTTTTAGATACTTATACCAAATCAGAAGTTGATACTAAAATCACAGGTGTTTATAAGGTAAAGGGTAGTGTTGCTAATTATGCAGCTTTGCCAAGTTCAGGGCAAGTTATAGGTGATGTTTGGAATCTTTTAGACACAGGTGGGAATTATGTATGGACAGGAACAACTTGGGATGAGTTAGGAACTACAATTGATATTAGTGGTAAGGCAAATATATTCAGTCCTACATTTACAGGAATCCCATTAGCACCAACTGCAACTGCTGGAACTAATACCACACAGATTGCTACAACAGCATTTACTACAACAGCAATAGCTGGTAAAATGAATAACCCATCACTAACAGCTAATTATATACCTAAGGCACTAACTGCTACTACTATTGGAAATAGTAGGCTATTAGACACAGGTAATTATTTGGGTATCAATACGGTTAATACACCATTAAAAGATGTTGCATTAGGTTATCAGACAAATAGAGAAATTGGAGTTGAACAATCTGACTCTACAACAATAGGCAGAGATTTAAATATATCAGCCGGTACAACAGTTAATTATTCTTTAAATTCAGATTTTGTAGCTCTTAATCAATCTTCATCAAATTGGAATAGTATATGTGGTCACGTAAATAATAATGTATATGTTGCAGTAAATAGTGGTGCTAATGGTGGAATATATACACAAACAGGTGGTGTTGGTAATTTTACTCAAACAAGTATTTTTACAAGTCCTCAAGTATTTGCAATAACTTGCTTACCAAATGGAAATATATATGTTACAACGGCAATTGATATATATAAACAACCTGCAGCAGCAGGGTCTTTTGTAGCTCAATCATCTGGATTAGTTACTAATAGTACAAGTAAAATTTCTTCAGATATAAACAATAATATTTATGTAATAATAAATAATAGTTCTGGATTAATTTATAAAAAAACAAATGATTCGGGTTCATTTGAGGCGATGTCTATAACTTCAAGATTATATAATAGTATTACTTGTCATCCTAATGGAAATATATATGCAACTGTTTTAAATGGAGATATATATATGCAAACTGCAGGTAGTGGAGATTTTAATCCATTATCTCAAACAACAAGGTCTTGGAATGCTCTTGCTTGTACATCCAATGGAAATGTATATGCACAAGCAGGGTCATTAATATATATGCAAACTGCTGGTGCTGGGAATTTTATATTACAATCAAGTTTAACAAGTAGATTTTATACATCATTAGGTGCTGATATTAATGGAAATGTATATGCAACTGTTGCGCAACCGGTTGCAGGAGGAGATATATATAAACAAATAAATGCTACAATAGGCACAGATAACCTAAAAGGAGGAACACTAAAATTAAACTCAGGAACAGGTAAAGGAACAGGGGCAAGTGATATAGAAATGTACACAGGTCAAATACTGACATCTGGTACTGATATGCAAACATCAACTTTAAGAGCAAAGATAGACAACACAGGGTTAATGACATTGCCAAGTGTTACAAATGCTTTAATAATTGCAGATACAACAGGTAAGGCAGTAGCGACAAAAGAATATGTAGCAAGTGTTGCGGGTGGAGTTCCATATACAGGAGCAACAAGCGATGTAAATTTAGGCGAGTTTGGTATTCAATTAGGAAATTTAGAGTTTGATAATACACCTACTAATATACCTACTACTGCTGGTTCAATGTATTACAACGATACAGATGGAACATTAGATTTAATATTAAAAGGGGGCAATGTTAAGTTACAAATAGGTCAAGAATCAGTTGTAAGAGTAGTAAATAAAACTGCTACAAATATAGACTTATTAGAAGCTAACTATCAAGCGGTAAGAGTTACAGGAGCACAAGGTCAAAGATTAAAAGTTGATTTAGCACAAGCTACTAATGATGTATTAAGTGCTGAAACAATAGGATTAGTTACTGAAACAATAGCAAACAATCAAGAGGGATTTATAACAACAAGTGGATTAGTTAGAAATATCAATACAACTGGAAGTTTACAAAGTGAAACTTGGTTAGATGGAGATGTTCTTTATTTAAGCCCAACAGTTGCGGGTAGAATAACAAAAGTAAAACCAATTGCTCCAAATCATTTAGTTATTATTGGATATGTTATTTCTGCACACGCAACACAAGGAACTATATTTGTAAAGGTCGATAACGGTTATGAGTTAGATGAACTACACAATGTAAAAATAGATTCAGTTACAAATAACGAAGTTTTAGCTTATACTTCTGCAACAGATATATGGGAAAATAAAACTCCTTCAGAAGCTGGAATACAACCTATATTAGTTTCAGCAACAAATATAAAAACAATAAACGGAAATACTATTTTAGGAAGTGGTGATTTAACAATATCAGGTACAGGTATATCTTCATTAAATGGATTAACAGGCGAAACACAAACTTTTAGTGTAACTACAAATACAGGTACAGGAATTCCAGCTTGGACATCATCAGGAACGAATCACCAATTAAACATACCTATTGCTGGAGGAGCTTCAACTGGTTTAATTACAGGAACAAGTCAATCGATTTCAGGAGCAAAAACATTCTTATCTAACCCTGAAATTCCTGTACCTGCTGGAAATAGTGGACCTTGTATAGTTTTAGGTAGTACTGGAGGTGGAGGTGCAACAGGTACATTAAGCATAGGAGATACTGTAACTTATCCTAATGGAGTAGAAATGCAAAGAGTTAAAGGTGTTACAAGTAATATACAAACACAATTAGACGGTAAAGTCAATGGATTTGATGTTGCGGAACAAACATATAGTGGCTCTCCAACTTGGAGTGGAACTGCACCAACAACTATTTTAGCAAACACTTACAAATGGAATCAAGTAGGTAGTTTAGTAACTGTTAGATTAAGTTTAAGTTATAGTGTTGCAGGAAGTAATGCTACTGTCATTATTCCATTACCGACTGATTTACCTACTCCAGCATCTCCAACTGGTTTTACAGGAGCATCTGATATTTTGTATTATGGAGTAGGTATGTTTAATACAAGTACAACAACAATTGCAACTACACCAAGAACTGTTTTATTAAGAAGAAATTCAGCAAATAACGGATATGAATTTTTATTAACTACTGGAACTGCAATTTCTATTAGAGTCGTGCATTTAACCTTACAATACTTCACATAATGAAACATATAAGACAAATTAATTCAGTAGTTACAAATAGCTACACAGTTGTTATAACAGATAATTATATTGGTGAGTTAGAAAACCATCCAATACTAATACAATTTCCAAATGATTTTGAAATTTCAGAAGATGAATTACCTGCATATATACAATATGTAAATTATGAATAATATAGATAAAATATTAAATAAGATTATTTCACGCAAACTAATGGTTTTTGTGATAGCTTGTTGTGGCTTATTTGCTGGGGATTTAACTTCTCAAGATTGGGTAGTGATAGCAACTGCATATGTAAGCATACAAGGATTTACGGATATAGTTACAAAATTAAAAAGTTAAATGGAGTCAATGAAATTATATATGCTTAATTCGTTAGCATTGGTTATTACGTTTACTAACGTAGAGAATATATTAAAATTAACTCTTTTAGTGTTATCAATTATATATACAGGTGTTAAAATTTACGAATCATTTAATAAAAAATTAAAAGATGAAACTGGACAATAAAGGTTATATGTTAATTTGTGAGTTTGAAGGATTTAGTGCTAAACCATATTTATGTCCTGCTAAATTAGCTACTATTGGTTATGGTAATACATTTTACAAAGATGGTAAAAAAGTTACTATGGTGGATAAGTCAATAACTAAAGCTGAAGCATTTGATATGTTTAAAGACATTGCTGATAATTTTGCTAAAAGAGTTTCTAAATGTGTTACACAACCTTTAACACAAAATCAATTTAACTCTTTAGTATCTTTTGCTTATAATGTTGGAGTTGCAAATTTTATGAGAAGTACATTATTAAAAAAAGTAAATAATAATAGATTAGACCATACGATAAAAGATGAATTTTTAAAATGGGATAAAGTAGGAACTAAAAAATTAGCAGGTTTAACTAAAAGACGAATTTATGAAGCAGACAATTATTTCAAAGAATAAAGGAGTTTTATCATTTTGGTTAGCAGTTGCATTAGCTTCTACTGTAATTACAATGTTATCATCTTGTGGTACACGTAAAGTAGTGATAGATGAGGTTAAGAAGGATTCTGTGTCGCAAATATCGGTTAAAATTGCGACAGATGAAGATATAAAAATAGAAACTAAAAATGATATTGTAACTGATGAATTTATAATAACTCCATTAGATACTTGTAAAGATATTGTAGTAAACGGTATAACGTACAGAAATGTTGTTTTAAGACACATAAATACAAAAGACAATAGTTTATATAAAAAGGATATAAAAGTGTCTAAAATCGAAGATAAACAACAAACTACAAAGGTTAAAGAAAATACAAAAGTTAAAAATATAGAGAAAACTTCTAATCCAATAGGATATATTTTAATTATAATTATAATTTATTTAGTATGGCAAAACA